TTAAGCAATTTCACAATGTGGCACTTCAACCCATTGTACATGGTTTTCTGTATAAATCTTGGTTGACTCTGCATCACTATGAGCCATTCGAGCTTGTGGATCAAAACCACGTTGTTTAAACATAAAGGCCGCCAATGCTCTTATTTCATGAAAGGTTGGTCTTTCATCTAAAGGCAAATGATTGGCAACACCTACTTGATCACGCAATGCTGAAAATGCACGGCTAAGGTAATCTGGTGCAACTTGTGTTTGATGATTCACTTCTTTACTCACCTTATTTGGGATGCGAGTAGGTAGTCTATGCACAATATAAGGGCTTGCCACATTGTCACGGCTATTATCGATGATTTCCTTAAGCGCTTTACCTATGGGGATCGCAATATGAGATGCCTCTTTATGTTGCACTTTTTGTCTGTGAATATAAATCATCCCGTATATTCCATTTAAGGGTTCTTTATACCATAAGCACCCACAGATGCCTTCTTTGGGGGCTTTGATATTGTATTTTATGCGTGATACTTCAAGCCTTGCTTGTGTTGTTTGTAATGCAAGATCCATTGCTGTTCTTAACCAAGGTTCTGCGGACGCTCTAATTTTAAGAAAATCATCATAAGATAATCTTCTACGTTTTTTCCCATCGACTCTTTTCATTTTTTTACGTTCAGCTGGGTTATCAAACATAAGAGACTCATCCATTGCGTAACTAAAAATTTTCTTTAGAAAACTTACCTTACGATTTTGTACATTAGCAGAAGCATCGGCATGATATTCATTAATATAGCCATTTACATGTTCCAGTGAGATTTTATTTGCGGGGATATCTTTAAAAAAGATCTTAATTCTTTCTAAGTCATTAACCCAGTTACTAAGTGTACTGTCTGATGGTTTCTCATCATTAGTTATCCGCAAAAATAACTTATCTAAATGTTCTGAGAGAGGGAGGGCCTCTCCATATTGCCCTCCCGAGTCAATAATTAATGAGTTAACAGAAACGCATTTTTCTGGTCGCATAATATTGTTGTATTCTCTGGCTATTGCGATAGCTTTTGCTTTATCTGCACCAATACATTTTCTTAAACCATTAGTTAATGTAAGGCGATATTGTTTAACTGATTTATCAAAATAAAGAAAGTCAGGTAGATGCCTAAATTCCTTTCTTCTAGGTCTACTGGCCATATCACGAAGCCCTTATTAACTCATCGACACATGAAGAAATAACGGACTCGATACCCCAACGTTCGGATGAATATATCCAAACAGAACAATCAACGATTTTGCCTTTTAATAAACCTGTTTCTACCCATTTTTTTATGGTTCTATTATCTGGAATAGAGCCTACTTCAAATTCTCGTTTAGCCCACGCACTAGCTTTCATCAGTTTTCCGCTCATTTTGGTCTTGCCTCATCATTAATAAAATAAGTCGGTCTGCTGTATCACAGGAGTGTTTGATTTCTGCGTCAGTGCATGGTCTATTTCTTACACTGAACGCTAACCGACCTAATTTAATATCAAAACTTGTTAATACTTGGTTCCCTGGTTGCCAAGGTGTTAATAATTTCATGGTGGTTACCCATTGGTCTTGAATAAACCACCATGCTAATAACAACGAAAAGTAAAAACTGATTATGCTTAATCAACTTTTTACTCGAATAATTCCCTCCACTGGATAGCACTCTGCAATTCTCCCTTTGGTCGCGAGTACCTCTTTATCAATTAAACAATTTTGTTCACTCCTTTGTTGTTCAGCGAGAGAAGGCTGAAGTTCAATTTTGACGTGTGCAGGAAAATCGTATGAAACATGGCAACGTCTATCTGTTGAAACAAAGCCATGTGTACCATCAGGTAATGTGATCTTTACGGCTTGGTCTTTTTGTTGAGAGTGTCTAAGCATTGGTCTTGCCTCTTTGTGACATGTCACTTAATGAATAATAGCTGTATTTATAGGGTGCCCCAGTTGTAGCAATAACGCTTTTTGCATTGATGAAAGTGCTTGCTGTTCTTGCTCTGTGACATTTTTTGTTGATGCTGTAGACCATTCGATACTGCATTTATTAGTTGCTTCATCATGGGTAATAACAACTTCTAACTTCATGGCCATAACGTTTATCTCCTGATAATGCGCCCAATAAAGGGCGCTATTATGAATTAACGAACCATTAATGATCGGTCACCGACTTCTAAGTGAGCACCAGGTATTTCAATTCCGTTTTCAAGCGCTTCTTTGATGCCTTTTTTATCAGGTGCGGTGATGGTTTGAACATCAACCAACTCATCCGGTAATAAAGCCTCATTGTCGATAATGACTCGAACAACACCAGCTCTAGCTGTGAATGTATTTTTTGTTGTTTTTAATTTATCTAATCCTGAAGCCAATAAGCAGTTAAGAGCATATTTCTTTAGGTTTTTAGCTTGGTTTTCGAATGATTTTTTACGATCAGATAAACGTTTAGATTCTTCATCCAGTGTTTTAGCTTGACCTTCGATATTGCGAACGTGATGCATAATTGCATCCAATTTATCACCTAGCTCGCCCTCGATACCTTCCAATGTATCTGCGATATCTTCAGGAGAGAATTCACCTGTTTCAACGAGTTGCTGTAATTTTTCATAATTGGTCGCCAGTGCGATAGCAGTAGTTTTGGTCATTAGATTGCCTCTTCTTTCTGTTTCAGTTTGTCTAAACACTCTTTTTCGATTTGGTTTAATCGACGTAAACGGCCAGACAAATACTTCTCGTAATCTTCGTCACGACGTTCTTTGGCTGATTTAATATGTGCAGAAATTTCGCGCGTTAATGTCGATGCAATACCTCGTAATTCATTTGCTGTAACAGCACTACGCATCACTTCTGTATGTTTAGTAAATTTCTCGTCTAATTCTTTGCGAATACGTGTGATATCTTCCGCTTTTTCACTGGCATTTTTGATTTCAAACTCAAGTTTATTGCTTACTATATATTCAGGGTTATCATGCATACCCATAAAGACATCAGAGCTAAAGCCAAGCATTGATAGGGCTTTTTTGATGGCATCAGTGAGTGATTTTTTAATAACTTCACCGTCAACCTTAATGCCATAGTTAGTTTGATAGCGGTATGGTGTTGCACCATAACTTTCAAACTCACCGCGAGTTTCACATTCGATGATGTACCAAAAACGGATCTTAATTGAGTGGTTTTGTTCGCAGAATAACGAGCCATCAGCATCACGTAAAAAACGGGTTGCGACTTGTTTATTACGCTCATCAAGGACAGGTTCTAAAAGAGGCTTTCCATCAATAAATTTTTCTTCAAGGACTTCATATCCCCAACCTTCCCCAATAGGACCGAATATTTCAGTTGCACGCATAAACATGTAAGTGCTGTTTATACTGGTCCCCGTAAATCCCACGCCTTCTAATGGCTTAGTAAAGCGCGGGTCTGTACGTTGTACTTGTTTCCAAATACTTAGGTTATTAGCGTCACTCGCGTTAAGAACTTCATCAATAACACTGGCACGTTGCTCAAAATTATCTTGTTGTGCTGATGGTGTTTCGGGTTCTTTAGGCTCTACAGTTTGTTCAACCACCGGAGAACTTTCTGTTTTAGGGGCTACTTCTTGCTTTTTACGTGAACGTTTAGGCTTAGTTTCCTTTTCAACGGTACTTTTGCTAGATACCGAAGGGGTATTATCCAATTGGTTAGAAGTGATACTTTCTTCTTTTTCAGTATTGCCAGTAGGCTTGTTAATACCTAAATGACGGTCAATAAATTCTTTTCGCGCATTGGGATTATCTAATAACTCAGGCTGTTTTTTACTTTCAGCTATTAACGAGAAAATCTTTTCACGTGGTATATCCAAGATGCCAGCTGTTGTGCGTAAATCCATTGACCAGCGTTTCCATGCTTTGTCGTCGTCATCTATCAGTTCTTTGGCTTTTTTTACTTGAGATGCGAGGACATTATTAGGATCAAAGTCATCTAACAGTGCTAAGGCGATTTCAGTATCTATGGTTGAATAGTTACGCTTGATACAAGATGTTTCTTCTTGTTGTTGTTCTGGTTCTTCGGTTAGCCAGCTTTCACCTAATGATTTAGCTTCTTCAACGGTGACATCTTCATTAGCAAACTCATAGATAGCCTGTGCTATTTCCATTGTTTGCTCAGCATCCATCAAAGAAAGTTTTGTTATTTCAGCTAGGCCTGTAGCGATATTACGAATTTTGGGATCTTCTTTTCCTGCCAAATATTCCAGAGCAGTTGAAAATTCATTGTTAGTTATTTGAGTCTTTCCAAATAAAAGTAAACACGCAATTCTGGGTTTTGTTCCTAGTTTTTTGAAATTCTTATATTCAATAGGTTTCCATTGAGTTCCATCAAACTCATTTTCAACAGCAAATTTTTCATCGAATATATCTAAAGTAGGGCAAACAGAGCCGTCAAGGTGTTCGCTAATTAACGGATCATCAGTGTTAAAGTTATCCATAGCTTCTGGATATGCTTCAGATAATTTTACTACTGCAGTCGCTGTTGCAAGTTTTGCATTAGCGGTGTTTAACGCTATTGCTAATGGTACAGCACCGTTGTTTGTACGAGCCTCGGTCGTAGGCTCAAATACACAGATAAAAGTTTTCATTGGTCTTACCTCTTAATTTCCTGATTTTGCTAGTTTAATAGCTCGCTTAATGCCTGCTTTTTTGATAATTACACGCTTATATTTCCCATCAATGGGATTAGAGTAAGCCGTACCTGTTGAAGGGTAATATTCAACTCGTCTCTTACCTCCAATGATAGAAATATGTTGAGTGCCAGAAACTATCTCACTGTTATTTTCATGTTCAATAACAGATAGTTCAGCATCTAATACAGCATCAATTGCTAGATTAATTGCATCCATAATGTTCACCATCAGTAAGGAATTTCTTCATCTTCTTTAGCTATTGGTTTGCCTTCCAAGCAGAGAAGCATTTGGATTTGATCTTCTAACAAACTTGTTTTTACTTGGGCATCAGCTAGGATTTTTTCTTGTTCATTACGTAGAAAATCAATTTCAGCGTGAATGAGATCAGTTTGAGTAGGCTCTTTAAAAGGAACATCAACAGTGTGTTCAGCAATAACAAAACCTAGTCCAGCATTGGGATCGGCTTTAAATGCGTAGGCGTTATATTGGTAAGAACCATCGAACTGTTTTTGAGCATGAATATAGAGTGTGACTGTTAGTCTTTCAGGTTGTGCTTTCATAGCAACTCCTTTAAAATAACTGCGATCAGTGATTTATCATTGGTCTTGCCTCTTCTAGCGTTTGGTCGCGCTAGTAGAACTCCCGATAGCTTTGGTCGGCAATTCGGGGTAAAGGAACCCACTTCGGTGGGTTTTTTTACGTCTAAAATTTGTTGCCCGTCTTTCCGAGCTGTCAGGTCTGCCTTGTAGCTTTGGTCGGTAACTAATTAAATTCCCTGGTATTACTAAAAAACTTGCCGTTATGCCGTGGTAATCATGACAGGTCGCGATGAGAGCTGTGCTTCTCCTCCGACATAACAGCAAAACTAAATCTGAACACTGACCTAAACACTTGCTGTGTTGTTTTTGGTTGCTTTAATATTAGCGCTGCTATTTTGATTGTCAATAGCATTGCTAATATTTTGAGTTAAAAAAACCACCGTATCGACGGTGGTTGTATGTAACACATTGTTATTTTATGCAAAATCAATCATTTTAATAGGAAGTGATTTTATTACTTTTCCAATAATTCGGAGATCATACATTTCTGACTCTTCAATATAAAACGTTTCATAAGCAGGATTATCTGATTTAACAGCTAGTTTTCTGCCCTTAACTCTTTGTAATCTTTTTATAAATAATGAATTTTCAAAACTAAACACATAAACACCATCGCCATCAAAAAATTCATTATGAGTATCAACAAAAACGACATCTCTTGGGTTTATTGCTGGAGACATGCTGTCACCGCTAATGTTAATTATTTCAATCCCTTTTAAACTTTTTCTACCGAATAAATCGAATACTTTTTCTGGAGAGAACTCAATAGATTTTATAGTGTCAGGGAATTCGTTATTTATAAAGCCACCAGGGCCTGCTTTTGCATATACATCCATCAGTCTTAAAGTCGTATGTTCATTTTGAGTTGATGTAGAAGAGGTTATTTGTTTTATTTCTTCTTCTTTTCCTGTTCGTCTAACGTAGTCTAACAACGTTTTTAGCTCTGGATTAATATCTTCAGGATCAACTTTCAATAATGATGCGAATTTTAAAATTGTATCAGTGTTTAAGGCTGTTCGGCCATTTAAATACTGACTTACTGCCCCTTGAGTAGCAAATCCCATAATCTCTGCGGCTTTTTCTTGAGTTAAGCCCAGAGATTCTCGTTTGGCTTCCCAAATGTTTCGTAAGTTTCGGGCGGCAATTTTATCTGATTCTGATATTTTTCTGTTCATTTTAGTATTTTATTTGTAATGCTAATAATTATCCAATAGCAATGCTATTGATTTATTAAATTAGCATTGCTAATATTCGGCTATTACATAAGCTGGAGGAAAACATGAAATTAGATCTGTATTTAAAAAAACAAAAAATCAGCCAAACTGAATTTGGGAAAACGGTTGGAGTAACTCAAGGGTTTATTAGTCAAGTTATTGCTGGTAGCTACTACCCTAAAGGTCGAAAAGCTATCGAATGGTCAGCAAAAACCAATTGGTTAGTAACTCCACATGATCTTAATCCAGTTGATTATCCAAATCCTTGGGATGGCTTGCCAAAAGGAATATTCAGTATTACAGGTATCAAATTAAAAAACTGATTATGCATAATCAATTTTTCTAGCGACAGGAGACGCAAAAATGAATTTTGATATCAACATTATCAGAGCTGAAATTGAAGATTGGGCGGTAGAACAAGGGCAAGAACATGTTGCCATCGAGATTAGTCGAGCTTACTTACGATTAGTGATTAATCAAGAACATGGTCGATTACATGCCATTGAGGATCAAACGGGTAAGGCAGACTGGAAAGCAATAAACAATAACCGGCAACAGATATTCCGTTGGTTACGTGGTGATTCTCGCGCATCTCAAAGAAAAATTGCTGAGTTAATGCCAGCGATTGAAATGGCTCTACCGGCTTCGAGGTTAGCTCGAGTACGCGGAGATACCAAAAACTATTTAGCAACTGTAGCCATTCAGCGTTTTGCTGATGCTATGACTGAAATCTTATTAGAGGGTCGTGACATGTCACACCAAATAAACAATGTAGTACGCGCACTAAATGAGATATCACGCCCGACCAGCGTGCATTAATTCAAGAGGCAAGACCAATGATTAGATCAACTGAAAAAATCACATACCGCAATGGGTTTATGCTGAATGATAAACCTGCTCATATCTCAGATATCCAACATATTTTTGATGGTAGACGCGTTATTGCGTTATTAATTTGGGAGCAGTATGAGCGAGAAAAACAAAAATTACTGTCAAAAAATTTAACCCCTGAGCAGTACCAAAATGCTTGCCGTAATATAGCTAAAGCACTGGGGGTGTAAAGTGAGAGCATCTGATTTGTTATTAGATTTTGGACGTCCAGTTGCTTATTTCCCTGGGCTAGTAAAACGTTTGGGCAGTGTAAATGCAGTAATATTTTTTAGCCAAATATTTTATTGGCAAGATAAAGCTGACTCTAAATTAGGTGTTTATAAAACATCAGAAGAAATTGAATCTGAGACGGGTTTAAGCTACCGAGAACAGCTTACGGCTAGAAAGCATTTAGTTAGCAGAGGTATTCTGGTTGAGACTAATAAACGCTTAGAGCATAAAATTTATTATCTAATTGACTGTGAAAAATTAGATTATGTCATGTCACAACCTATTGAAAATGCACCAAATGCGCAAAGCGCAACTGGGGAAAGTCACAATAGTGATTTCGCGGAACAACAAAACGAACGACCGCGACAAAACAAAACTGACGGTGGCGATGAAACAAATCCGCAGTTCGATCCTACAGAGATTACTACATATATTACTACAGATATTACTGATGGTACGTCAGGAGAACCTGACGACAAAAAATCGTCATCAAAAATTAAATTGAATTATGAAAATATTATTAATTCATATCACGATATTTTGTCTGATATGCCTGCTATCAAAGTGATGACTGATGAGCGTAAACGGAAGCTAAGAAATTTCTGGATAAAATTTAAATTCAATCAAGAACGCTGGGAGAATTATTTATCGTATATTGCCAGTAATTGTCGATGGATGATGGAGGATCGAGATAATGGGCGAGGGGGGACATGGCGACGTAAAAATTTAGATTATTTAATTACGGAACGTTGTTATGTTGCGGTTAAGGAGGAACGTGCTAATGACAAATGATTATTTCACCCCTCCATACAATCTTGAAGCAGAGCAGGCTGTACTAGGTGGCTTGATGATCAGCACTGACGAAGATAAGCGTCAACATGTGATATCACTAGTTAAATCAGGATCATTTTATTCAAGATCTCACAGTCGAATTTTTACAGAGATAGTGAAGTTAATAAAATCTGATTATCCAACAGATATCATTACAGTTAGTGACTCTTTAACACGTAGCGGTGATTTAGAAAAAGTTGGGGGATTTGCTTACATAGCGGAGCTTTGTAGATTACCTTCAGTTGCTAACATTGTGAACTACGCTCGGATTGTACGAGACAATGCAATACAGCGTTACGCTATCAATAATCTGAATACTTGTGTAGAGATGCTAATGGCGAATGATGGTCTTGATATCAACAATAAACTATCAAATGTTCAGCAGGTTGTATCAAGCATTATCGAACACGCTAAAACAGGAAAAAGCAAAGGCTTAAGACCTGCTCTAGACGTTGTTGGAGATTGGCTTGATGATGTTGATAGGCGCTTTAGTGATCCTAAAAATGCAGTGGGTTTTACTTTGGGTATAGAGTCACTGGATGAGTTAATGGCTCCCAAGCAGGCATTGAGAGGATCATTAATTGTTGTTGGTGCAAGACCCAAAATGGGTAAAACCGCATTTTATAATCGTGTTGCAACTCACTTTGCATTAAACCATAAGTTACCCACATTGCTTTTCAGCCTTGAGATGACAGACCGTGGGATCATTGAACGAATGATCTCTCAAGAAGGCGATGTATCTGCAGATATTTTTTATACAGGTACACATGATGATATGGAAATGGCTAGAGCATTAGCCAGAGCAAAAGAGATTGCAGAATCGAATATGTATATCGATAGCACTCCTGGTATTGATTTTAACCATATCATAGCTGAATGTCGCAAGGTTAAACGAGTTAAAGGGCAAGTAGGCCTAATAGCGATTGATTACCTTACCCTTATCAAGGCTGGTCAGGCTGAACGTCGTGATATTGCATATGGTGATATTACTACGGGGTTAAAAAATCTAGCAAAAGAAATGGATTGCGTTGTCCTGTTATTAACCCAACTTAACCGTAAATTGGAAGATAGGGCAGATAAAAGACCAACACCCGCTGATAGCCGTGATACAGGGCAAATTGAGCAAGATTGTGATGTATGGATTGGTTTATATCGTGATGCTGTTTATAACGATAATGCTGATAAATCTCTAATGGAAATTCTTCTCAGATTAAATCGTGATGGAAATACTGGTACCGCTTATGCTCAGTTGGTGAATTCTTATATTAAAAATATTAGTAAGGGGGAGGCAGAAAGGTTGTCATTTAAAGGAAATGATAATAGAAAAAGCTATGCACGAAAAGGACAGCAAGCTACAGAAGCATTTTAGATAAGTTAATTAGGGCTCGAACAAGCTATTAAGTTAAATATTAGAGGCAAGACCAATGGCAAAAACAGTAGCAGAACGTAAAGCAGAACAACGTAAACGGCAGAAAGAATTAGGTGTAACCAAAATTGAATTACTTGTAGATAATCAAGAATTGGAAATGTTAAAGCGTAATTGTGTATTACGCATTCCTGGTCGAGAACCGTATGGCATTATTGAATACCTACAGATGCTTATTCGGAAAGATGATGCTGAGTATAAAAAGCAAGTAGAGAAATTATCTAAACGTAAATGTAAGCGTTGTGGTGATATATTACCTGTTCAGCAATGTTGTATGTCAGGTGATTCAGAATGTTGGGTCACTAGTGGATACAAAGAGTTGAAACTGGTTATCTAACTCAACCTATTGTATTATTACAGTATTGGTCTGAACACCCAATCCTAAATATTTGCTGTGTCAACTGAGAGTCAAGTATGGCACAGCATAGCTTTATCAAAATGTCTAACGATACTCTTGTACCAGCTAACCCTGTTACGAGAGATTTTCTGCATTCAAAAATCAAGTGTGGTGATGTGCTTTCAGCGAATTTTAAGAAAGCTCGTAACCCTCGATTCCATCGTAAGTACTTCGCATTACTCAACTTAGGCTATGAATATTGGGAGCCAGTTGGCGGTACCATTTCACCTGAAGAAAAAGAGCTTGTGCGTGGTTACATCACATTCCTTTCATATTACACGGATAATGCTGACGCGCTCTTATCAGCATCCGATATCTATCTAGAAGAAGTCGCACAAAAACGTGCACAAAATATCTCAGCAACAAAATCATTTGATGCTTTTCGCTATTGGGTTGTAGAGCAAGCCGGTTATTACGACACGTTTGAAATGCCTGACGGTAGTTTACGTCGTGTCGCTAAATCAATCAGCTTTGCAAATATGGATGACCTAGCATTTAGCGAACTCTACAAAGCCACACTCGATGTGCTTTGGAATTTTATCCTTCGTAAGCAATTCCCCACTCAAAAAGCTGTAGAAAATGCAGTATCTCAATTATTAAGTTTTACGTAGAGGCAAGACCAATGATCAAATCAAAGACCAAAGAAGAAAGACAGTGGCTATCAGATGTAGCGGAACTGGGTTGTATTTGTTGTCGCAATATGGGTTTGGGAGCCAGTTTAGCGGAAATACATCATGTTAGAACAGGGCAGGGAATTGCACAACGAGCTAGTCATACAGATGTTTTACCACTGTGTCCGCCACATCATAGGGCGTGTTATGAAACCGGCTTTCATGCATCACCTAAATCATGGCAAGAAATTCATGGTTCTGAAGCAGAATTGCTCGAGCAAACAAAAATTGAAGTAATGGAATTACGCGCTTGTCGCGTCTAGTGATATTGATAAATAAAGAAGTTGAGGTATAAGCATGATTTATCCAGAGACAAGTGGCAAGAGTGGTGAGTATTTAAGATTGCGCACATTAGAAAGTACATGGATCCGGGGGCGATTAAAAATGTGGGGTTGTTGGGCTGCATTTAGTAAATCACCACAAGCAGCTGGTATTTTTCAGCGATTATTATCAGACCCAAAAATCACAAAGAAAGCCCTCAAAGATGCTATGCGAAGAATGAAAAAATCAGGGCTATCAAAAGAAACCTTACAGCTTTTCTTGGAGGAGTACCAAAATAAGAAAACACTTAGCAATATGTGGTTTTGCTCTGATACTGAAGGTGGTGAAATGGATAAAGTTATTTGTGAAGTAATGAATGCAGATGCTGGGTTGCTGAATATCCTTAAGCAGTACTATGTTTATAAAAAATCAAAACATGAGATAGCATTAGAGCTTTGTGAGAAAGATGGTCGTTATTGCTTGCGTACATATCAGGACAGAGTTAAAGCATGGCTAAATGTGGCTGAATTTATGCTCTATCGCCCAATGTGCGATAGATTTGATAGAGAGTATCATTATTCTGAATAAAGCTTGACTATTTTGCCGATAAAGTTATAGTTTTCATATATGCTGTGCGAAGTTATACACGCAACACAGTAAATGGGTTTAAAGCCTCGCTATTGCGGGGCTTTTTATTTATTTGTTAACAGGTCTTTTTGAGTTAGATCTATAAATGGTTTTACTTATCTCAGAAGTAAAATAGTCTTCATCAAGGAATGTTAATAGGTTTTTTATTTCTTTTTTGGTGGTTGGCATAGCTATCACTTCAACCCCAGATGCATCAGTTGTTGTTTTGAGGTCAAATTTAACTTTTTTTGCAGCAGATTTTAATTTTTTTAAATCAATGTCTAATACGCCTGAATTATTAATTAAGGTAATTTTAGTTCTAACGACAGTGTCCGCCACTGAAAGTAAATCAAATCCAACTTCTGTTTTAAACTTACAATGTTGACTAAAAGATTTCACATCGTCGTCAGTTGCTTCACTAAAATATTTTTCCATATCAAAAATGGATCTTAATCGTTGAAAGCTTTTAAATTTAATCGTCTTTCCTTCTATCACTGCGACAAGCTTATCATCTAGATTAAATCCAACTCCATCCATCATGGAAAAGGTTTTTTTACTTAGCCACAGAGAGCGATCTATGTTGAGTATTTGGCCTTTGTTAAATGACTGAATGGCTATTTTATCTGGACTGTTTGGAAATGCAGTACAAACAAATAAACATTTTATTCCTGACATAGGAATTTTTTTATGGTCAAGTTTGGGTATTGCAGTGTTTCTATTAATAGCATCGATTAGAGGTAATGCTTCATCGAAATCATCTAGAAAAAAACACTCATTATATCTAGGGGAATACCCAGCATAAAACTCGATTTCTTGGTCGTAATGGCTTTTGAAATATTCAAATTGTTGTTGAAATATTTCAGTAACTTTTTTATCTGTAGCTTTATCTGTGACTATTCTAACAATAGGGATAGCAACATCCTTATCCATGAGAGCAAATAATGGCATATTAGTATCATCCAACATGTAAGTAAGTGTAATCAGTTAGTTGTACAACTGTGAATTTTTTATTCTTTATATCTAAAATAACGTCTTTAGAGATTAGAACAAAACCGACCCCAGTATCATCTTCTGCTTCATAAAACTTATATCCCATCACTGATAATAACGGATTGAAATTATAGTTTTCAGAAAATGAAATATAGAATAATAAAGAAGCGTAAAAAAATAGAGCATACTTCCAATCAGTAGAGATAGAATCCGTGCCTAAAAGAGGGAACAAGTAGCTTATGAAGTAGTTTGTTACCTCTTTATTAGCTGGTGATATTGAATCAATGTTTTTAGTTAGTTCACATAATCGTTGCTTAGCAATATGTATAAAAAACACACAAGAAAAAAAGCTTAAAACACAAACAGTCACGGACGAATAGACAAGCCACATAGAGTCTTTGATAAATCCAATGAAAGCAAGGGTTATACAGACTGGTGCAATTGAACTTGCTGTTAGTAATAATCTGGCTAGTTTATTCATAAACTGTTTCCTTTCCCTAATATACTGTTTATTTGTACAGTATAGTATAGAAAAACACATCAAACCATAACTGAGCGCCGCCTGAATATGGGGTGCTATTATAGGTACTACAAAGAATAGCCTAGTTAATGATTTAGGTTAAGAGATTCTTCTTATTACGCACTAATCACTTCACACAATAACTGTGTGCCTGTATTCCTTTAACTAAACTCGGACACTCCGTAGGGGGTGTATATGCGCATGGACAAATTAACCAATGCTACCTACGGAACAGCTGGCTTAACTGCCTTTTTTGCAAGTCTCTCACTTTATGAATGGGGCTTTGTAATAGGGATGGGATTTAGCATGCTTCTTGGATTGGCAACTTATCTGATGACACGGCGAGAACAGCGAAAACGAACAGCATTATTTGCTGAATTGGTTCATCGAAATTGTTCTAGTGATCCGCGAGAAATCGAAAAAATAGTCGGTGAGATGCTGACTAAAGCTAAAAAGGACATCTAATGAACCTAAAACAAAAAGTGACAGCTGTTGCGAGTGCTGGCGCTGTAAGTATTGCACTAACAGTGATTGGCTATTTTGAGGGCGTGCGTTATGAACCTTATCGTGATGTTGCTGGAGTTCTGACGGTTTGTTATGGCCATACTGGAAACGACATCATTCAAGGTAAGACCTATACACAACAAGAGTGTGATGAATTACTGCAGAAAGACTTTATCAGGACGCAACAGCAAGTTGATATCCTGGTTAAAGTACCAGTCGATGATAAAACAAAAGCTTCTCTATATTCCTTTGCTTTTAATGTCGGTACCACGGCTTTTGCACGTTCTACATTGCTTAAGAAATTAAATGCTGGTGATCAGAATGGCGCTTGTGAAGAAATGAAAAGCTGGGTTTATGCTGGTGGAAAGGTGTGGCGAGGGTTGGTCAGTCGTAGAGAGGCGGAGTCAGCGTTATGCAATGGAAGTCTTTAATCATCATCGTCGGTTTTATTCTTACATTACTCATCTCGGTCGCTAGTGGCATTTATCTCTCAATTGATAATTCATGTATTAACGATAAAGCAAGCTTAGACAAACGCTGTCAGATTGCTCTCTCACATCATCGGTACTAATTATGAAACACTGGAAACTTTACATTGTCGTTGTGATGGTGGGGATTGTTGCTGGTGGTTGTGCGCTGATTAATGCACAAGCGAAAAGAATTAACACACTGACAGAAAACAACAAAGAACTGACTACCGCACTCGAAGAGCAGAAGGATATCAATATTGACTATCAAGCACGCATAGAGCGACTAAATCAACTTGATACAAGGCACACACAGGAGCTTGTTAATGCAAAGAATGAAATTAGTCGCTTGCGTGATATTAGTGAGCGTAATCCTGAACGGGTGTACATCCGAGCCAGTTGTCCGAAAGACGAAACCAATTCAACCTCCGGCATGGATGATGCAACCACCGCCAGACCTACTGACTCCGCTGTCAGAAATTATTGGCTACTCAGAGAGCGAATTGCAGAGTCAGAACAGATGATTAAAGGGTTGCAGGATTATATCAAACAAGAATGCATGGAATAA